TCATTCTTCGTCCTCACGACCAAAGAGAAACTCGTTCAAGTACGGAGCCATGGCGAAACCAGCAGCACCACAGACACACATGAACCCGACAAAGGCAAAGCCTTCAATCACAGCATCAAGCAACATAGGAACCTCCTCAGTCATTACAGTGATAGTATACGAAAGAAGCGGGGTAGAGTCAACTACTTTTTGAATTCATCCGATGGCCGGTCAATTTGTAAGTCTTTGAGATTCTTAGCATTTATCTTACATCCGATAAATTCATTGTAATATTCGTTGCGCAACAGCACATCCTTCTCAAACTGGATCTTGGCTTCCCAGTAGGCGCACTCTGACTTGTTACGGCACAATACTAGTATATTTCGGTGGTAGTTGTCAACCCCTGTATGTTCAATCAGTAGTTTCAACTCTTGGTTAGACCCGAAGTACTCACGCCAATCAGACTGGACTGTAGTCCTCTGTCGTCTTTTGCGAGTCTTGGTGATAGGTAGGATTTTCGGCTTCCAGAAGAATTTCTTGCCGATATACTTCTTGCCAGTACTCAGTTCAGTGATCTCATAGACAAAACCCTGATAAGTCTTCAGGAAGTCCTCATCAGGGTCGAATTGTTTGCCTTGATAATGCCACATTAGTCGAAGTCGATAAGTTCTACTTCAACTGCTTCATTACCACACATCGGGCAATAAGCAGGTGCTTCATCTTCATCTTCAAGATAGATCGTTGTATCTGTATTGCACAGAATACATTTCAACTCGTACTGGTATTCATCCATTATGCAGCATCCTCATCCCAGCCCCAATCGCCTTCCATACCGACGACAGAGTATTCAGTCACACGCTTCTCAAAGAAGTTATCGTGAGAAGCACCATTCAACACCCAATCCAACCAAGGCAGAGGATTGTCCTTCTGCTTGAATTTGGTCTTCAGACCCAACTGTAGCAGTCTACGGTCTGCGATATGTCTTATATATGCTCTCACTTCTTCTTTGGTTAGACCCTGAACATCATTACCCTTGAAGGCTAGATTGATAAACTTGTCCTCTAGTTTGACAGCATTGCTTGCCATCTCATAGATTTTGGACTTGAGTTCGTCATTGACGATGCGAGGATGCTCTTCACAGAATGTACGGAACAACTTAGCATTACCCTGTACATGAATCGTCTCATCACGGATGGACCATTCAACAATGGTGCCCATGCCCTTCATCTTACCATGACGCTGGAAGTTCAGCAGCATGACGAACGAAGCAAAGACTGCGAGTCCTTCATTGAATACAGACTGAGCAAGTGCCAGAGCAAGACCAGTGTGAGTGTTGATATCACCCTGCTTCATGAAGTCAATCTTGTCTGCCATCTCCTTGTACTCTAGGAAGGCATGGTATTCTTCATCAGGCAGTCCCAGAGTGTCATTCAGCAGAGCATAGGCTCTTTGGTGAACTGCTTCACGCCCAGCGAACGAGGACAGCATGTTGCGAACCTCATTGTTCTTAAACTTAGGAATCAGCAGTTCGTGGTAGTTCTCGCCTACCTGTACATCAGACTGAGTGAACAGACGAAGAACCTGAGTGATAAACTCTTTCTCATCTGCAGTCAGTTTGGTCTTCCAGTCTTGGACATCTTCCGAGAGTTCTGCCTCGTCCTCAATCCAATGAATCTCTTCGTGCTTCTTGGACAGTTCTACTGCCCAGGGGTACTGAAAAGGCTTGTAAGTCTTAGAGAATTCTAGTAGTGCCATTTATTCTTGTTCCTTAAGTGGAGTTCCGTTTTCGTCACATTCTTCTAGTGTGAATCCGTTGTAAATAACATAAGTGCAATCAACGCTTTCCCAACCATGAAGAGGATGATCTTCCTCCCACTCATCCCAAAGACCAGAAGAGCCTTCTTCAGACAAGGCTTCAAGTATTGCGTCTTCTTCTTCTTGAGTAAATTCAACTTCTTTACCGTATGGGGCATAGACATTATAGTCTTCCCAGCAGCCATCCCAAGTCGAGAGCATTTCAAACTCATAGTCTTCTAATTCTACAGTGTCGTCTTCTTCTGGGTTCGGCAGTAAGTAAGTTTCAAGAGGCGTATCCTCAGTGATGATATCTTCGTCACCAAAGTAATCTGCCATCCATTCTTGAATGGTATCATAGCCACCACGCTCTTGAAGAAACTCTAGAATCTCTTCTTCAGTATCGGGAATACTTAGCTTAAACTCACCCCATCGCCAGCCTACCTCAACAGACAGTCTTAGTCCATCTTCACGCTGAAAATATTCCGTCTCTACAACAGACTTCTTAGTTGCTGGTTCAAGTCGATAGTATTTCATAATTTAGCCCTCACAAGCTCTGCATTCGTTATCTTCGGATTGTTCGACAGCAGCATTATTTAGATGCGCCATCAGTTCGTCATAACCACCAATATAGTTACCGCCCAAGTAGATTTGCGGAACCGTTTTTACTTTTCTACCCGTGACTTCTGCTGCGGACTTACCAATCTCTTCAAGGTCAACCTTGTCAAAGGGAATACCACGCAACTTTAGTTCTTCCATTGCCATAGCGCAGAACGGACAATTCTTCTTGCTATAGACAATGTTACGCTTGTCATCTTCAAGGGCTACACGCTCTACCTTCTCAGAGACATTCTCAGCACGAGACTTCGCTTCAGTACGCAGGTAGTACAGACCCTTGAGTCCTTCACGCCATGCCTTCAGATGCACCTTGTTCACATAGGACTTGGCAGCACCAGCAGGGAAGAACAGATTGACAGACTGACCCTGGCAGATATACTGCTGGCGGTCTGCTGCATGCTGCACAACCCAGCTTTGGTCCAGTTCCTGAGCAGTACGGAATACTGCTTTCTCCCCCTCGGTCAAGAAGGGAAGATGCTGAACGCTGCCCTTGTTCGTAATGATAGAAGTCCAAGTAGAGTCATTGTTCATTTCCCGTTCGGTAAGAATTTGCTCCAAGTAACGATTCTTGACCAAGAAACTTCCTGAACGGGTTCGGTGAGTATACGCACACGCTTTCAGGGGTTCAATAGAAGGCGAGGTGGACAGGATAACACCACTGGACGCATTCGGGGCGATAGCGAGCAAATGGGCGTGGCGTCTTCCCGTACCAACACCATCGGGATACTCTCCTCGTTCTTGAGCGAGAAGTTCTGTTTCTTTTCGTGCTTCTTCGGATATACGCCGAAAGACAACTGAATTGATCTCTCTCGCAGCCTCAGATTCCCAGGCGACTCCGTGCCGTTGGAGTAGAGAGTGAAATCCCATAGCTCCCAGTCCGATGGATCGTTCTCTCTCAGCACTATACTTAGCCCGTCGAATTGTATCTGGTGCGTTTTCGATAAAGTACTGCAGGACGTTGTCAAGCATGCGAATAAGGTCACGCACAATATTCGTATCTTTCCACTCATCGTAATACTCTAGATTGAGGGAAGAGAGACAACATACTGCGGTCCTCTCTGCCGATGTTGGTAGGTGAATCTCATTACAGAGATTGGACCCATTAATGCGCAACCCAAGGTCCTTTAGGTTCTGAGGCAGCGCAGCGTTTGCGGTATCAATAAAGTTAAGGTATGGTTCACCAGTACGGAAACGAATTTCGATAATACGCTCCCAGAGTTTGCGAGCATTCACTGTTTCCTTTACAGCACCATCTTTCGGGTCACGAAGGTCGAAATCTTTGTTCTCAGTCACGGCTTGCATAAACTCATCAGTCAGATTGATTGCATTATGTAAATTCAATGCCTTGCGCTGAACATCACCCGTGGGGATACGCATGTTAAGAAACTCAACAATGTCAGGGTGAGAGACATCCATATAAGCAGCATAGGAGCCCTTACGAGTCTTACCCTGACGGTAGGCAATCATGTCAGCATCTACCGTATGCAGAAACGGGATGGGCCCCGGTGCAATGTCAGACACAGTTCTCACAGCGCTCCAGTGACCGCCTACGCCGCCACCGTAGACAGAGAGCCATCTGAGTTCACTTGAATGATCAATCAAGCCCTCAAGCGTATCTGGGACGAATGTGAGAAAGCAGGAGATAGGCATCCCCTTGTCTTTCTTAGAACCATTCGGAGCATTTGACAGAACAGGAGAAGCGAACATAAACCACTTCTTGCTCACATAGTCATAGAGACGCTGAGCAAGCTTCTCGTCCATTTCTTCTTTGTATTTTGACCAAGCCGTTGCGGCTCGTGCGTATCCTTCCTGAGGAGATGTTTCGTATTCGTTTAAGTAAAAATCCTTGAGCATTCCAACAGCATAGTCTTCAAGTAGTGCATCGTTCTTCTTATCAATTTTTACCGACATATCATTTCCTCAGAGTATAAGAGACCCTCTAGTGATTTATACACACTAGACGATATAAATTTTTATGTATTATACTACTATAACGAAGGGTTTGTCAAGATGACTTTGACCGAATCTCCATAAACCTTTTGAGGACTTTCTCCATGTCCTTTCTCTTTTTCTTTCGGTCGTACTTCTTACGAACAATGACGGTGGAAGAGTCGTCGCCTGCGCCAGCGACTGCAGAGGTTCCTGTCATTTCTTCGTAGAATTTTCTAAAACTGTTCATCTGGTAATCTCTCCTGTAGAAATATATAGTCTTTGCTGAGATTTCAAATGAACAGCCTCGTAAATATTTACTCCAAAAATTTCACCAATAGGTAAATCCTTGCTCTCTTCAATACGGATTTGATCACCTTTTGTCACAATTTCTGCGCATTCTGTAGTCATTGTGTCATTCAACATACGATATACACCAGGTGACAGCCGGTTGTTTTCTACGATGAACCACTGAGAGTTTTCTGAGAGCATGTCTAGAATGTCAATGCCTGTCTCGGCATGGATCTTGTCAATGTTATTCTGAGACAGTTGACCACTTTCTTTGATCAAGTAAAGTGCAGCCGCATACGAGGCGAGTCTAGAAGATCCGCCAGGGGCTTTTGCCATGATACGCTTGATATTGTACACGAGCCTGTGAAAAGGTGTGTAATGGTTTCGTAGGGCTTCTCTGTTGTCCAGAGTATTGGTGCTGAAGTCTTTTCTTCTCTTACCCTTCTCGTCAATGATGCCTGCTTTGAATGCATCTGTATCTTCGATAGGTGTAACTAGAAGTTTTAGAAATCTAATGGTGTAGACTAAATCTGCAGCGCTTTTTAAAATACCCATTAAATTTCCCTCAATATACCAACTATCTTACTATCCATTTCAATATTAGGATATTGTTCTGGCGTTATTGCCTTGATAAAAAGAAGAAAAGGTTTTAGTACCGACCAGTCTTCTTTCTTGATTTTAAGCTCAAGAATATTTAGTCCTGCCTCAAAACCGAAAACATTAAAGATAACAATTAGATGATTTAGAATTAGTCTTTCAGAGATTATACCAGATTCTCTGTATCTATTCAAGAGCCTTTTGATATACTTGACTCTTTTTAGATCCTCAAAAAACTCATCACTATCAATACACTTTGGGTTATAATAGTTTTGTGCTGCGTACAAGATTAGATTCTTTTCAGTCAAAATCATAATATAACCCAAAGTTTCTAGGAAAGAGCAGCTTGAAGTAGTTCGTCCTTCTCTTGCTCTGTGATTTCACAATCTCTGTAGTTCTGAATATCTATATCAGAGATTCTTCTAGATTGGATGAGTTCACCCGTGTGAGGGTCAACCCATCCTCTCCTTGTTGGAATTGCATGACTACAACCTGCCGGGGGATCCAACAGCCACATTGTCTACTCTCCTTTGTTTTGAGCCTCTTCGACTTCGTTAGCGATTTCCCCCCAGGTCTTACCAGACAGAACATCCATGATCTTCTGTTGGTAAGTGCGTGTATCCTCTTTGACAGGATTCACAACATTCTTGTCACCAGCGGCATTGTCGCCAGGACGTTTCGGTGCTTCCTTGCCTGCTCTTGCAGCAGCGAAAGTCTTATCATGACCATCTTCTTCGTCATCTTCATACTTCTTTTCAGACTTATCGTGTGCCTTTGCAAACTCTTTAGACTTAGGAGACTCTTTGCTATCCATTGCTTCAGGCGGAGTAGCACCCTTCTTCGGATTAGCAGCTTCTTCAAGAGCAGACCAAAGGTCTTCGAAGGCTTCACCAATCTTGGAGATTTCGGCTGTTCCACCTTTCTTGTCTTTACTCATAGCCTTACCTACTGCCTTGCGACGCTTGTGAAGATACTCATCAGAATCATCAACATCACCATCGTTATCAATATCCTTGTCGTCACGGTCATCAAAGTCCTTCTTGAGAGCCTTCTTGTTGACAGGGTCCATCTTCTTCTTGTCGTCGTCTTCGTCGTCTTCCTCTTTCATCTTCTTCTTATGAGATTCAGAAGCGACAATCTCAACATCCTTGGCGTAGACTTTTTCTTCAATACCATGCTTGAATTGAACATCATACCACTCAACAAAACCTTCTTCGTCAGGAATAGCGTGGCTCTCTTTGATAGGCTTGCCCATTCCCCACTCAGGATGAATCAAAATGGTTGCGCAATCATGATCCTCTGAATGACAGAGTTCACGAATTTCGTCGTCTGTATAGCCTTCCATTACACTCTCCTTCATGGATTCGTCCATCTTGTCTAGCAGCCAATCACGAGGGTCAGTGTCTAGACCACGAGCGTACTTGACAGCACCTTTACGGTCGCCTTTCTTAAGCATCATTGCGACTTTCATCATGTCGTTCTTGTCAATGCCGCCATGCTTCTTAGCATAAGTCTCAATTTCTTTCCAGAGTTCTTCGTTCACAGACTCTTTCTTTGCTGCAGCTTCGCCATCCTTTCTACCTTTACGGAATGCGTCCATGGCTGCACCACCGATGCCGTAAGGTGGGCTTTTATATGAATCGGGGTTTTTACCCATGGCATAACCTTTGTCATACCACTCTTTAGACTTGGCAGACATTTTAGCTGCTTCGTCAAGAGACTCTTCAAACAGTTTGCGAATCTCTGCGCCGGGAACATAGTCAGGCAGCATCTTCTCAAGGTCACCAGCAGAAACATTTGCCATCTTAGCAACCTTCGGAGCAAATGCCTTCATGCTCTTGCTCTTCATCATCTTGGCAGCGATATCTTTACCAGATGCTTCTTCTAAATCAACAGATTCTTTCATTACATCTTTAATTTGCTTAATGCGATTTTCAATATCTTTGAGTTCATCTTTTAGACCAGCTGGTGCACTACCCACGAATTGCTTGATTCTGTTTCGCATGCTACCTTCGGCGTCTTGACTCTTTTTCAACATTCTTTTGAGTTTAGTAGGATCATTCTTATACTTTTTATAAGGATTGGCTACTCCAAATTGTTCTTCAACCTTCTTTGCTTGTGCAGTAGCGATTGCCATCTTCTTGTCCATGGGCATATCAGGATTATCCTTCTCCATGGCTTTGGCAATCTCTTCCCGCTTCTTTTTCTCAGCAGGAGTGAGAGTCTTCTCGGAGACAACCGACTGATATGCCTCCATCATTTTTTTGATGTCTTGTTGGTTCATCGGAGTCTCCGTTACATCCAGAACTGTTTAACGATTGCGCCAGTTACGGCGACGATTAAGGCATACATGATAGTGTTGATGATTTTAAC